CTATTACGGCATCAGACACTTATTTAATTGATAATAAAATTTCTTTTACTACAAAAGACCCAAGAATTAATAAACTTTACGTCCCAAAAGCTCGAATCGGTTACTTGCAGCGGGATATGTTATCAATGCTTAATCACTTCTTAATTCAAATTAATTTGTTGGATGCAACAGTCCTAAAAAAATTTAAAGAATTATTTGAAGAAAACTCACCATCTTTAGCTAAAATTATTTTAATTTTTAGAAATTTAATTGAAAATTTTTATGATGATTTTAAAATTCAATTTTTTTGTAGCCGAATGCTTGACCCACAATTGCCGCTTATGTATGCACAGCGTGCAGACTTTATGGATAATATCATTAATTCTATTAACAACAAAACAATGAACGCAGACTTTATCAAAGTTATTATTAATTACATTGACCACAGAATAAGCGAGAATTTATGACAACAAATAACAAGGACAACATATCCCCAACAGCCTTTATTGCATCTCTTATTTGTTCTGATGCACTCACAGAATTATTTGAAACAACAGAAACAAAAGAGGCAACATTTATTTACCATGATTTGGTTGAAGATATTTTGTTTTCTGTGGATTATTTCGAACAAAATAGACTTGAAAATCTCAAACAAAATAAAAATTTTCGTTTTGTTTTATCATTGAATACAATTACTGACAAAAAACTCACAACTTTTGGCACAGTTTTTATCGAAAAATTTATTGAATACATAAAAACTTACGATGTGATAACGAATAATATTTATTATTCACCAAAAGAAGCAACAGGTTATTTTAAATCTGATGTGGAATGGTTAATCCAACAAATTAAGATTGAAATTGACAATTTAAATAAAGACACACTCAAGTTTTATCAAAGACTTTTAAATTCAGAAACTTGCAATAAAAATCGTTCTCATCTTATTTTTAAAATATTGCCAAACTCATTTGAAAATTTTGATGCCAAATTTTTCTGTTTTCGGTTGCGCACTGCATTTAAAACTGTGTCAGCTTTTCAGATAGAAATTCTCCACGAAATACAAAACTACATCATGGGTAAAATATGAGCAAAATGGGAAGACCGCCAGCACAATGGCTTTTAGACTTACCCGAGGGTGAGTATACAGTAAAAGATTTAATGAAAATTTCAGGCAAAACACACCAAGGAGTTCGTTGGGCGATGTTCAAATACGCCAAAAGCAAACGGTATGAGCAAACTCGCGGTCATTTGACTGTTTATTACACGTGGGACGTTGCACATTTTAAAGAATTGATAGTTGCCCCGTCAGGCTGATAGATGCAAAACGACGCACCCGGGGCATTTACATCATACACTACAAAATTATGAGAAAGCAAATTCAGGAGGGGTTCATGAGATTTTCAATAAGTTTAACTGCATTTAAAAAATCGGAAAAAGAAGGCTCTGCATCAAAATCAATAGGCTTGTGCCCGTATTTTTCAAACCACAGACGCCCAGCTTTAGTTTTGTAAGCATTGGCTCTTGCAGTTGCCGCATCACTCAAAGATGAAAGCATTTCATTACAATGAATTTTTAATTCAATATAAGCGACAAGGTGTGCAAAAAAACTTTTGTGAGAATTTATAAATTTCAAATTTATCTCAACGTTTAAGTGTTTTTCTAAAAATTCAAACGTGATTTTAAACATACGATATCTGCAAATTTTAATGTTTTCTTCGCAGATATCCACTGCGCATAAATTTTTTAAAGAATCGATGACAGAATTAAAAACGGGGTCAAAATTATTTTCTTTTTTATTTTTTTCTAAAAATGCATCAAGCCGTCGCTTATAAATTTGTGTGACAATATTCCCAGTCCCGCAGCATGGGTCAAACAATAATTGCTGGTCATCTGCCCATATTTCGCTATTGTCTTTTGCTAATAAATTAAGCATCTCATCAACCACAGGCAACGGTGTAAAGACCTCACCAAGACTTTTAATACGTTCTTTACTATGATAAAGCATCAATCCAAGTCCTTAAAAAAGTTGATTCTTATAAAATTTTCGACTAAATTTAATGCTAGATAGCCGAACCCACCATAAAAAAACGTTGTATTAAATCACGCCATCACGCCTACCTTTTAATAATTCGGCTATTCTATTATAATTACAATAACTTGACAAAAATTTTCACATCCTTTATTTTTAAATTTCCTGGCATCCTATCTCTCTGATTGAATATTGCGAACACCTCACAAATTATTTTATAGTTTGTGAGTGTTTTATTATGGTGACTGTATGAAATGTTTTTTATATATTAAAGAAACTCAAGAAATTATCAGCAAGCACTGTTCAATGAAAGCCGCAGAACGCAAAGCTTTTGGAATGCCAATGGATGGTAACAAATACCAAATCATCCCACTCTCGGAACTCCCGGTCTCAACGGTTTATATACTAGCTTATCACATTGACCCACTAGAAACTGAAGAGCTTTACGCTGTTTATTATCACTACCAAGAAGCGTGGGAAGCTGCATCTAAGAACGTAAAAACGCCGCGGTATCTTAGGATGACACCCCGAATTTATTTTAAAACAATTTATTAAGAGGCTATCGATGCAGCAATACGGGTTCAGTATTTACTTAAAAGATTTTATCCAAGTTTTCTTTAATCTGAATGAGTTTTATTCTAAAGAATCCTCCGCAGTGCTTAATAGCGTGTACGAGACAGAAATTCCAGATAAAGAGTTGTCAAAATATGTGTCTACAATTTTAAAAATGGACGAAAAAAACCGTGCATTGCTGATGCTTGTTGATAAATTGCATGAGATTAGTAGCACGACATTTATCGAGAGCACAGCGTTTGGGTATCCCAAATATCACAGGGCAATTGAAAGAATCGTCAGAGTTGCTAAGTTATTGCACTCGTTGCGCAATAGTGAATACGTCAAACCTGAAGCGGAAAAATTGTTAGAAACAGCAATCGAAAACTTTTTAGGTTATGCTCAATCGATGGTTAATGAAATTTATGATAAAGAAACAAAAGAAAGCTTAGCAAAAAATGAAGAACTTAATAAATCAGAAAAAGATTCGGTATTCTCAGCTTAAAAAAACTTTAAAATTGACAAATAAAGTAATAAGATTGTTTACAGAAATCAGCGAGCTAAGGCCAGAGTTGCAAAATGAAAATGAAGTTTACATAAACGCAGTGGGCGCAACGGTTTTTTTCTTAGAAAACACACTCAAGGATTATGCAGACATTGCACTTGAGATACACCAAGCGGAAGAATGCAAAACAAGCACAAATTTAACATCTTTAAAACTGCAATAAGAGGCTACAAGCAACTTGTCACAGATGACTATCAATACGAAAAAAAATATCTAAAAAGTTTGAGCGCAGCGGAGAAAGAGTGGTTGGAGGCGTTTATTTCCGGTTATTATTTTCGCAACAGTAAAGACTTTCTCAAGTTGAATTTTACAGTCAAACAACGTCGCGAAAGTTTCAATCGTCACCGCCCGATTTTAAATGATATTTATTCAAAGTGTAACCGAACATTTCTAAAAGATTTCGGAGATAACAACAATGATAATGACAATTATTGAAGTTTTTAGTCTAGGATTATTGCTCGGAATTATTCCAATGGTTGGCTATATTGCAAAAAAAAGACTTGATGATATCACAATTAAATTTAACAATGCACAAATTGAAATGAAAGACTCAACAGAAAAGCTCTGTACTTTACACCAAAACGCCATGAAAAATTATGACGAGCAAAACAAAAAGATTGAAAAATTGCAAACAGAGCTGACACTTCTGAAAACAGCATCGCCGAACATTTCTCACTTTAAAAAACCTGGTAATTTATGAAAATATCCATCTCGAATACGTTTGATATTTCAACAGTCGCTAATACAAAATCATATCAAGAATTACAAAGTTATTTTGATTACGCGAATCGGTTTACTTACGAAACTGTGCAAGCGTTGACAAAAAAACTCACACTCAACGACAATTTTAGTTATGCAACGTTAAATTTATCGGTGAGTCATGGTGAGCCTATTGTTTTAAAAATTACGAGTTACTCGCATATCTTAATCAATTCAATTATTCCAATTTTAACTTATGATATTTCGCAAAATTCACTGTCTCAATATGTTTTGACAATCTTTTTTAAACAAACCCAAAACATTTTTGCAAATAGTGCTACCTGGGTTGCGGGGACAATTGTCAAATATTCTGTGCAAAATATCCAAAATTACAGCATTGGGGATGTGGTCATTTTCTCCGGGTTTCGCAACCAAACCAATAACGGAACGTTTTTAATTGTGGGAATTGATATTGATAATAGTTTGGTATTTGTGCAAAATTATAATCGAGATAGTGCTACAGGAGATGAGATTCTCTCAACATTTACAGGAAAATCACTTGTAAAAAATTTCGTGACAATTGGAGTTATCAATTGAACAATCGTGAAAAAATCAGAGCCATTATCGATCAACAAATTCAGAAGCTTTATGAAATTTCAGACACATCTAGTAAGCCGTTATTTGACAAAGAAATTGACTCACTAGCAAAACTTGCAAAACTTGTTGAGTCAGAAGCATTACTCGATAACTTAAAAGACAACGCAAAATTTGATGAACTCACGGAAGAAGAATTGATGCTACTTTACAAATTCAGACAGAGTAAGAACAATGGATAGAATCACAGAGCAATTGTGGCAACGGGGCGAGATGAGTTTTTTGTTGCATGAAGCGCAACGAGAAGTTTATAATAAAATTTTAAAAAGCCATCAGCAACTGCATCTATTTCTAGGCTCAAGACAGTTTGGAAAATCGTTTCTCTCTCTTGCCTTAGGGTTTCAACACGTCGCAAATCCAAACACTATCAATAAACTTGTTAAAATTGCAGCAGGCACGCTAAAAGCAACAAATGATATCGTGAATGATAATATGAAATTTTTTATTGACAGCGCACCGCGTGGGCACATTAGACCCACAAAATCGGACAAGCGATTTAAAGTTGGCACGCAGGGAGAAATTCGACTTGGCATGATGGAACGTGCGCATGTGGATTCGTTGCGTGGGGGGAATGCTGGGCTTTATATCTTAGAGGAAGCAGCGGCTGCGGTCTCCAGTGATGATTTTGAGTATGCTTATAAAGCCGTTATCATTCCGCAATTGTTGCGATCCGGGGGTAAAATTGTAATTATCACAACTCCCTCCAAAAACCCGGATCACTATGTGCACTCTGTATTGCAACCACAATGTAAGAAACTCGGCACACTTTACAAAGCCACAATTTACGACAACCCACAACTCACAACAGACCAAATTCAAAACGCTATCAATGCCTATGGCGGAGTTGATAGTCTTGATTTTCGCCGTGAATACTTGTGCGAAATTGTGCGCGATGGTCGCTCTTTAATTATTCCCGCATTTTCTGATGTCAAACATTTGACAAATGAGGGCTACGAGAGCGTGTTTACAGCGTGTTGTTGGATTGTTGGAGACACGGGAGGTATTCGAGATAAGCACGTGTTGCAAGTGTGGGGTCACCGCATCACAGATTATAAAAAGATAATTTTAGAAGAAGTTGTCTTTGAATCTAATACAAATACAATAGTGCTTGGTGATACAATAAAATTGTTACAAACCAAATATCAAGTCAAGTCATATCATATTTTCCTTGATTGCCACGGCCAAACTCAAGTTGACCTAGGGACACTGTGCAATGTTCACGTGACACTGCCGCCAAAAGTGGATAGAGACAATGCAATTATGGCTTTAAACTCGGCATTTTTTCAAGAGCAAATCGTCATTAATAATTCTTGCGAGTTTACGATTAAAAGTCTGCGCTCGTGTATGTTTAATAAGACACGCACAGATTTTGAACGTACAGAGGAATTAGGGCACGCTGACGCTGTGATGTGCGCGGTGTATGGCCTTAGGGTCGAAAAGTTTATTGAACGCCCTAAAATCATCACCAATGCCTCAAATTTTCATCAAATGAATCACAACACACCGCAGACGAATTTAGAAAAAGTGACAAAAGCTCTCAAGCCTTTTCACAAAAGTTTAATAAATTTTTAACCACATCCTCTGTAAAAGAATCTAAAACAATTTGTGTAGCGTCTTTATCTGAAATTAATAAATTTTCTATTGTAGATTCAATTGTGTTTTTTTTCCAAAATTGAAACCATTTCTTTTTTTGAGTTTCAACTGATTTTTCAAGAATAAAATTTTTTAATATTGTTCTATCACCAATAACCCACACCATAAATTTAATGGAATAACCATTGACACCATGGTAGCGAAAAAAACAGTTGGAGTATTTAAATTGGTCGTCACTGTCTTTTTCATGAAAAGAATTAGTAAAAATTTCAAACGACAAATTCACAAGTCGAGTTTTGATGTGTAAATTATTAATGGCAATACAAGGCGTTTCTAAAATCTTTATAAGCGACGTAGTATCCATGAGCCTAACACTTTCTTAGCTTGGTCTTCTTTTAAATAAGGGTGTGCGGCAAGAATCGCAGCGACAACATGACCTGCTGGCATTCGTGCGTAATCTTGCAACCCAAAATCTTCAGGATGACTGTTACGTAATAAATTATTAAATCTGCGCGTTTTATTTTCTTCAAGTCTGCGTCGTTTGTCTGCGCCTTCTTTTCGTAAACATTCTGAAATTGTCTTGAGAGACGGGCGAAACTCTGCATACGTGCTAATATCATTAAATACAATTTGCCAAATTTCTGAATCCGTTAATTCCGGGTTGTGTTGTTGTAATATTTTTTTAACTGTAGAATATTTTACAACTTTGCCATTTCTTCTTAATTGCCCGTGGCGCCATTGCACCCCAATATGTTGAAGAACCAATGCTGCATTAAATTTCGTCATCTATATCCTTTTGTTTTAAAATTACATATGTTAATATAGATGACGTTACAAAATAAATCAATAAGAGGGCGACGTGTGTTAAGTTATTATGATTTGACTCGACAAATACACTATGATCCCAAAACCGGAATTTTTACCTGGAAAATAAATAAACACAAAATTAGAAAAGGCAGCAACGCGGTTTTTTTTGCGCCGTCTCGCGGTTATTCTTTTGTGCGAATTGGTAAAAAAGATTATGCAGCTCATCGTCTTGCATGGTTTTATATGACAAAATTATGGCCGCACCAATTTATCAGTTTTCGCAACAAAGACCCAAACGATTTGCGCTTTTTAAATCTCGTTCACTGCAATAAATATGAATTGCAAGCCCATAGAAAATCGTCACAGTATTTGGTTGGCGCAAGTTTTCGCAAAGAGAAAAAAACAAAACCTTGGAATGCTCGAATTTACTATAAAAGTAGAGCAATTTGTCTCGGCTATTTTGCAACAGAAAAAGAAGCACACATAGCACATAAAAAAGCAAAAAAGGATATTGAAAGTGGAATTATCAACTTTGCTGAAAAAGTACCGAGTGAATGGCGAGACCTTTTATCACCACGCAGGACGTTATGCGAATCAACCCGTGGAGAAAAGAAAACTTATTCAAGAAATCCTTGACCTCGGCGCAGAGATTCATGAAGTTGAAAAAATTATCGAAGTCTTAAAAGAGAAATGCCGCGACCGTCAAAACTTTGTCGATCAATGTTTTGATGAGATGGATCAAGTTATTCACTCGTTTAGTTATGTCATTGATAAATTCCAAATTGTTCTCAATAAAAATAATCCGGAACAAAAACTGATTTATTTAATTGATGGCACTCGAGCAAAACTTATTGCCTCATCGCTCCCAGGGACTGATGAGCTTGTGCGGTTGCTTGCCAATCTTTATCCCGAAGATATGGCGCTGTTGCATAAAGAAATTCAACAGCGGACGGAAAAAAAGAAACGGCATCATGTGACAATTGAAAGTTGCATCAAACTTTTAGTCAACTCAATTATCAACTCACTGTATACAAAAACTCCAATGATAATTGATTATGAAATCAAACCGCTCACACTCTCGACCAGCCGAGAATTTTCTGCGCATAAATTACAGTATGACTACATTGAACACCCACAACTTAATCCACATTTAAAAGAATTACTTGGACGCGTGACAGATAGTGATAGATTGTGCGCGTTACTTTGGATTTGTTTTAATGGCCATAAATCGCCGTATGTTATTTATTTATACGGCGAGGGCGGCGAGGGGAAATCTTCATTTACGGGAATGTTGCGGCGAAAAATTGGAAAAGATGTTGTCGCGAGCTTTGATAGCTCAAATCAATTTTCAAATTTTGGCATGTTCAATAAAGCCCTCATTGTTCTTTCTGAAAATAACAACCCACGAGTTTTGCAAAAAGCAGAAGTCAAACAATTGACGGGAGATAGTATTGTCAGCATTGAACAAAAAGGGAAAGATAGATTTACAGGCACATTGTCCGGTTTGTTGATGATCGATTCAAACGTGCTGCCTGAAATTGACGGCGACTCATACGAATTGCGCAGACTCCGTTTATTTAAATTTGAGCCGTTGAAAGCAACAGAATTTTATTCAAAAGAAATGTATGAGAATTACTTAGGGCAAAATTTTAACGACTTTATCAATTATTGCCGAATCTGTTATGAAAAAATCGGGCAAAATTGGACAGTGTTACCAAGCCCCAACCAGCAAGCGCAATTTAAAAGTTTACAAGACAAAGCACAGCTTGTCATGAATCAAGAATTATGGGCAAAAATTATCCGCTCGGGTGATTTTGTTCTAGACCCAAATTCAGAAATTGATGAGTCTTTGTTTTATAAATCATTGCAAAGCATGACAAACTTAAAAGAATTTAAAAAGAATTATGGCCTGTCTAATTTCTTAAAATATTTAAAAAATGAACACAGCATCAAAGCCGAACATGGCCGCATTTATGGTTTAAAAGCGTTGGATAAAAAAGGAGTCTATTATGACCCTTTTCAGACAAATTAAAGGTTAAGTATGCCATTAATTACACCGGACGATTATTTAAAACGAAGAGATATTATATATTATGAAGATTGGAATAAAAAACTTGAAAAAACAATGATGACCACACTTGAAAAAATTAATAATTTTTTAAAGGAAATTCACATAAACGATGTGCAAGTGACAAGTGGCTGGAGACCCCAACAATTGAATGATAGCATCAAAAACGCAGCAGTTAAAAGTAAACACATCACATGTGAAGCTGTGGATTTACTCGATATGAAACCCTTTTTATTAATGCATGCAATTTTAGAAAATTTAATCGCAGCAGAAATTCATGGCGTGTATTTTGAAGACTTTAGGTATACGCCCACGTGGGTTCATATACAAGTGACACCGCCAAAATCAGGACAGCGCATTTTTATCCCCTCATCCAATGAACCATTAGCCCCGCAAAAATTTAAAGGATTTGAATTTTATGACAGACAATTTATATAGAGTTGGTGATAAATTTAAAATTATTGAAACCACAAATTCTGAATTTTTAATTGATGATATTTTTAGATTGCAACAAATACGCCCAGGGCATTACCCTTACGTCTTTAGAAAAAAATACGGCTCCACTATTCACGAATTAGAAACAAATGAAAATCTCACCAGTGTTTCAGGAATTAAACTCTGCCCGTTTAAGAGAAATTTTTCTGATGGAATTAGTACAAAAGATGACTTGATTTTAAAAGGACACTACCGCGCAATAAGTCCTCATTTGTTGCATGATATGGCGATGATTTTTAGACAAGGTATCGCAAAGCATGGTCTCGATTCTCATAGAAATATCACAGCAAAACATGCAGGAGATATTTACGATGCGCTGATGAGACACATTGAAAAAGTCAGGCTTGGTGAGTTTTTTGATTTAGAAAGTAAACAACCACATTTAGCACATGCTGCGTGCAATCTTTCTATTTTAATGAATATCAATGCGAAATATGGTGCTGAAGATATCATAAAATCAATTAATGGGGAATTGCATGAATGAAGCAGTCCTCGACTTCGAATTCTTCGGTGCTAACAATGAACACCCGACTTTAGTCTGTGCTGCTCTTGCAAATAAAACCTACTGGCTATTGGATAACTCTGATACAAAAGAATTGATAAATGATTTACAAAAAATAAAAAAACTAATCGTCTATTACGGCGTTGCAGAGTCTCGCTGTTTACTTGCGCTCGCTTGCAACCCGCTTGATTTTGAGTGGGTTGATTTGTACGCCGAGTTTAAAATGCTGCAAAACTCAAATTACCGTTATTTGTATGGTTCTTACATTGATCACACAGGGCTTAAAAAATTTTCAGAACCCCCAAAGTTTAGTCAACAGATAAATCAAATAAATAGCGAAGAAGACCACGAAGAACTCTTTGAGCATAGCAAAGTACCCTCCAACTTAATTAATGCAGTCTTTAAGACAACGCAACACGTTTTAAGTTCTTCGCAAAAAAACACAATGCGAGAAATTATAATTTCAGGAGATAAAGACAATATCACAAACCATAAACACGAGATTATGAATTATTGCTTAAGTGATGTGTCGTTTCTTTATTCTGTGCGCAACAAAATAGAAGCAGAGTATCACAGGATGGGATTGAGAAACTTTTATGATTCTATATTAAATCGTGGGTTGTATTCTGCGTGCATTGGAATCTGTGAGCAAACAGGATTACCAATTAACAAACAATTACTTGATAAAATTATTGCAAAGACTCCTGAAATTATTAAAGACGCACGCGATGCCGTAAACAGTTTATCGCCGTTTGCTATTTATTTGCAAGAAACCCCTGCGACAGAAAAACATTTTAAAAATGGTGCCATTAAAATTATCAAAGGAAAACCTGAAAAAAGAGACAATAAAGCCATTCAAAAATTAATTGAAAGTTTTAATATTCCGTCGTGGCCAAAAACAGAAACTGGTTTTTATAAAACAGATAAAGAAACAATCGAAAATTACCGCTCTATTCCAGTTATTGAAGAGATTTACAAATGCAACAAAACGGAATCATCTTTAAAATGGTTTAAAGATAAGAACTCTGATGGGTTTTTTTCTGCCTATGATTTTAAAAATGACGTTGTCAGACCCTTTTATGGAATTTACGGAACTCAAACGGGACGTAATGCCGCAAAAGCAAAAACATACCCATTAGCGATGAGTTCCTGGTTGCGTGCCATTATTCAACCAAAACCTGGGACTGTCATAGTTGCCGCAGACTTTAGTCAACAAGAAATCGCGGTTGCTGCCTGGCTCTCTCAAGACCCAAACTTAATCAATGCCTACAATTCAGGCGACGTTTACCTAGAGTTTGCAAAACAAGCGGGCGCTGTGCCGTGGGATGCAACAAAGAAAACCCACGAGCGCGAGCGTGACTTGTTCAAGTCAACAAAATTAGGATTGCAATACGGAATGGGTGCGGAAAAGTTGCGCATCAAATTGTCTTATGATTGCAAGCGAGAAGTCACTCAAGAAGAGACCTTAAAACTCATCACTGCGCATAAAACAGTCTATGCGCAATATTGGCATTGGGTTTATGACGTCAGCACTCGCTACAAGCAACGGATGCCGCTGATTACAAGTGATGGTTGGGTACTATGGCCTGACAACCCCATTATGACAAGTGTCCGCAACTTTCTTGTGCAAGCACACAGTGCGAGCATCACGCGTCAGGCAGTTATTGAGGCGTATCAAGCACAACTTAACGTTGTGTCATCACTTCATGATGCCATTTATATTATTTCAACAGATCCAATAAAAGATATCCCAAAATTAAAAGAAGTTATGCGGATAGCAACTGAAAAAATCTTGGGTAAAAACTGTATTGAAATTAGAATTGATGATAAAATCATAACGGAATCAGAAATATGGGTTGAAAAAAAGGGACAAGCAGACTGGCTTAAAATTTCACAGCATCTTTTATAAAGAGGTCACTGTATGCAAACAGAATTTGTCAAAACCGAAAGCAAAACCATTTTTAAAAAAGCGCCCTCGCTGACTAATAAAACAGTCAATGGCGAATTGTTTAAAGTGAACGAGTGCGTGAAAGGCACAATTTCAAACATTTTTGAAAATCAAGACGGCAAAATTATTTTTATCAAAACTGATAAAGGCGATGTTGGCGTTCCGTTGTATATGGGACTCAAGTTTTTCATGTACTACAAAAAATACAAATACGGCGAAACTGAAAAAGTCGGCAAAGAAAAAGGCGACCCAATAACAATTCATTATCTCGGCACCAAAACAAGCCCAAAATCAAACAGAGCGATGCACGACTTTTTCGTGGAGTGAACATGCCAGATTCTGATTATTATCAAATTGACCGGCTTAGCTTTTCAAAACTCAAACATATTTTAAATTCGCCCCGAAAATTTTTACAGCAACAGCAAACACCATTTGCGGGTTCTGCTGCATCAAATTTGGGCAATGCGATTCATTGTTGGCTACAAAACCAAAAAGAGCGCGTGAGTTTTCTGCCCGACTTGTCACAGATAAAAACAAAAGACGGGCGCGCGGCACGCAACCCACACGCAACCACAGAGGGGAAACAGATAATTGAAAACTATAAAAAAACTCTGCCGCCGGATAACTTTATTATTCCTATCGATTCTCTCCCTATTTTGACTAACCTTGAACAAAATTATTTACAGAATGCTGAAATTCAAGGCGTCATGCATCACGTCACAAATTTTGAGACTCCATATTTTGCAAAAATTCAAGATTTGGCATTTAAAGGAAAAGTCGATGCAGAAAATCACAAATACATAATTGATTTTAAAACAACTTATAAAAACGCGTCAAAATTACATATCGCAAAGCACATCATATTTGATGAGTATTATCATATGCAACTTGCACTTTATGGTATGCTTAAAGCAAAAAATGAAAATAAAAAATTAGAAGATTACGAGTATAAAATTATATTCTTTGAAACCGAGCCGCCCTATGATGTGAAGATGTATCATATCTCGCAAAATACCCTCTACGAGGGTTTGCAATTACTCTATAAAGCGATTAATAAATACAAACAGCACATTTTAGGAACAAATTATTTATTTGAATTAGGGGAGACAATTTGAAGAAAATTCCCACTATTTTAGCGATTGACCCCGCATCAAATAAAGCAGGTGTGGCATTGTATTACAACGAAATTTTACGGTCTGCATTGTTAACGGGATATGGAAATTGGACGCAAAGAATCACACAACAGCGGCAACAATTAGAATTGTTTTTAAATCATTACTTACCCGAAAATGAAATTATTAATCATCTTGTCGTTGAAAATGTAAGTGGATTTAGAAATTCAAAATTGAGTTATTCTGTAGGTGCTCTTTGTTCTCTGCCGTGTATTCAAAGCGACTTAAACCTTGTATCGCCCGCAGTTTGGAAAAGAATTGTTAGAAAATACGGCGGCGGAAAATCAACAAAAGGTTTTTTAGCGCTGCAATGTGTCCGGCCAGCGTACCCCCAAGTTTCTGATGATGAGGCTGATGCTATCTTAATGTTACTTGCTTATCTCGAGAAAGGCTTTATTGATGACGACAACTCCGTTGATTAATTGTTTGTTTTTAGATTTAGAAACTACAGGTCTTGAGCCAACACAGAATCACATTTTAGAACTCTCAATTTTGCCTGCCCAATTTTACGGGCAAAAATTTTCCTGTTATCAAGACAAAATGTTTACGGCAATCGTGAATTTTCCCGTTGATAAGTTGCAGCACAATTGCAATCAAAAAGCGTTTGAAATGCACCAGCAAAATGGTTTGATAGCCGATATTATCAATCCCAATATTGATAAATGGGAATTAAAAGAACTTGAAACAGAATTGATAAAACGTGTTAATTTTTTATTCGGTAACCATTCGATGGGTATACAATTAGCGGGTAACTCTGTGCATTTTGATTTGGCATTTATCAAACACCATATGCCAACTTTTGCAAAACGTTTAAGCTACCGAATTTTAGATATGACTACATTCCGCACAATTTATACTTCACTTTATCCTGATGACAGCGAACAACCAAACCCTAAACATCGTGCCCAAGACGATGTGTTGTACTCATATGGATTGATGCTAGACTTTATTCAGAAATTAAAGCCTACGGAAACGTGCAGAAGTTTAAATTAATCCGCCATCTTTTCTAACAAACAATTTTGAATTTTTAATCGCGTATTCAAACTTGCTATTTTCTTTTTCGTAAGCATTCTTAATCAATTCAAGAGCAAAACGTAAAGACCTGTTAAATTCTTTTTGCATTAAACCGCTTCTTGATAAGTCGTGTAAATATTCAAGCGAAAAAGGGATAGGTTCTTTGTGCGAAGCGAAAAAATGAAAAATCCATAAAGCCAATTGATTTTGGCCAAGGTGCTTCCTAATATTTAGATTGATAAATGTATAGTCATCTGTATCTCTAAACACGCAAAGCAAATGATTATCAAATTCTAAATGATAAGCATTGAGTTCATTTTCAATCATAGCAAACGATTGAATAAGATGGCTCATATACATTGCGTGTTGCTTGCCTTTGACTTGTACAACCGCGATAACAAGTTTAAAAATTCTATTTTTAACTTGGTCACGGGTTTCGGTACTATCTGTATAACCTAAAAATTTACACACTTCAAAAATTGTCACGCGGACACGATTACTTCCGTTAGACTTTTGTTTAAATAAATAGACCAATGCATCCCAAACGATGAGATCCATTTGGTTTAATTCTTCTCCTGAAAACAAAACTTGATACTGTGACATTGACAGTATCTCTTTATTTTTGACAGTGAGGTGAACCCCCTTTTTTTGAATTCCAAATAAGGCAGAACGTAAAAAAACGTTAGGAATTGCACGACTTAAAGGTTCTGTAACAGGGATAAATTCTTTTGTCGGAAGAAGATTAATTTTTTCTTTGATTTTATCAAAATGTTTATTGAGATATTCTTTAAACTCTTCCGTATTGCTGTTTAAATACTCATAGAGCCTGTAAGGTTTTGTTTGCAAGTCGCTAATTGTTTCATGTGTTGTGCGTATTTTTTCTTCTAAAAATCGAAACCCTAAAATTCCGAACTCATTAAGACAAAGATTGACGACGTGTTTAAAGGCATTGTAACTAAAATAATTAAAATTGCCTTTAAAATCTTGAAAGCTGTCAAAAAACAAAGCCCCACAAATACCCATTGCTTCGTTAAAATGTGGATGTTGTTGAGTATTTTCGTTTTTAATTCCGATTCTCTTGACTGTTTTACTTTTTGTAATTAGCATAAATTAACCTCCGTGTTCATGTTTGTCTAAGAAACTAAATATACACAGAGGCTTTTTTTTTGCCAAATTTTTTCTATCATAAAATTCCTGCACAATTTTTAATCATTTTTTTGCATCATTTTTTTGCATATTAAAAACCCACTACCGACTTTTCTATACACCCTGAACCGACTTTTCTATACACCCACTACCGACTTTTCTATACACCCTGAACCGACTTTTCTATACACCCTGAACCGACTTTTCTATACACCCTGAACCGACTTTTCTATACACTTTTGGCACCATTTTTAAAAAACCGGTTTCTGAAAAATAAATCAATAATTTCATATAGTTATTTGAAAAGTAAAAATTCGCTCCAGTATCTTATAGTTTTATATATATATATTTTTAATCATTTTTTATTCTTTTTAATCAAAAAAAATGCACAAAAAAGAAGCAAAAAAATAAAAATCATGTTGCAAAAAATAAAAATAGGCACCCCTTTTTATACCACAGCTTTTTTACTTTGTGTTTCCACGGGAGAAGCTCCTTTGTTTCAATTTTATATTTAAACAAATAAATATAATAAATAATTTTTATTTTAATAATTTTATTATTATAAATTTTTGTAACGGGTTTAAGCTGACAGACTTCGACAAAAATTTCTAAAAAGAAGCTTAAAATTTTGAAATGGTAATTTTGATTTTGAATTAGGTTTTAAAATAAAAAATTTCGACGCTTTTAAGCTCATAGAAAATATTTTTTTTAAAATAGATATCATCGTTAGGATCAGATATATTTTTTTCTCTATGAGCTTAAAAATAGTCAATTTTGCGATATGCTTGGTTTTGAGGCAAGGTACAATAGAACTTCGGGATTTATGCCACTTTTTGATGCAAATTGCTTCACAGACATTGGCACTCTATTACTTATATTATTACCAGTATTAATTCCTTTGGCAATAACCTCTCCTAACTTTCTCCTACCCAATGGTGTTAGCAATGATGCTGCTGCAAATGCCCCTGGGCTTACCTGTTGCTGGTTGGCTGAATAAGCGCCTGCGCCGGTCGCACCTATTATACCGCCTAATCCAATCGCGGAATTAAGGCTCTTGTTGTTCAGGTTTTGCAAGGCTTTTCCAACCTGACTTTGCATTGCATAGTCTTTGACAAGCCCTTTGTAGTTTGGATCTTGAATTTTTGATTCTAAGATTTCGTTTAAAGTTTTCTTTATTTTCCCTAGAGCTGCTGCGTCAACTTCGTCCATTCCCGCACGTGCTTTTTTAATGTTCGAATTCAAGAATGAAATGGAACGTGCTAAATCCGACCCACTCACATTTTTAAGTTTATCAGATTTGCCAAGCAGATTACTCTCTAAGTCTGAAAGCGCACGAGTGACCGCGGAATTTTCAGGAATGTTTTTTAATTCGTTTGGGTTAAATGATTTTTTTACGTTAGCGAGAATTTCAGGAGCACTAAATGGTTCTGTCACGCTTTCTCTTAACGCTCCAATTTGTTGGCCTGTCGTTTTTCGTGAAGCATCCAACATTTTTTGACGGCCAGGTGTTGTTGAAAAAAAATCTGCATATTTGTTTTTTAAAATATACTCTGCCAAGTCTTTCTCTTGCTTTTCTCGCATTTCAAGCGGCATGTTTTTTGAAATTTTATTGAGTAATCCTTTATCAAACCCAACACTTTTTAATGCGTTGTCAGTTTTGATTTTATCAAGAGATTCTCCAATTTTACCAATGCCTTTTCCTGCTAATCCAAACGCTCCTGAAATTGCACCGCCTGTTGCAGCACCTTTTGCTTGCGCGATTGCATCACCTTCTGCAGCACCAAGACCTGATAGTGCACCTTGGGCAATCATAGAGGGAATTGTCACCAAACTTTTCGCGCCAATAGCGGGTAAACCGGATGCAATCTCGCCGACCATTGACGACCCAGGGTTGGATTCTTGTAATTGCTTTTGATATGCACGTGAAGCATCCCGATCAACTTTATAACCCGTTTGAAATGCTTTCTTAACACCCTCAAAACCCTCACCCTCGGGTTTAGGTAACATGCCAAAAGCTTGTTGTCCTGCGCGATTAACTCCGCCTAAAACTCCCTCAATCTCATCTAAGAAATTAAAAGTTGCACCGCGCGCGGCACCAATTCCAGCGGCTTCTAATTTTTTTGCAAAACTATCATTGTTACTTTTGGGTTGTGCTGTTTGTTGTTCCAATTTCTGCATTTCATCATCAGAAATAAATTTGTTAGGTTGAGCAGGTTGTGCTGTGTTGTTGCTTGCCAACAACTTGTCCATTTCTGCGTCAGAAATAAAATTTGCCATTAATTCACTACCTCCCAGCCGCCTTGTACTTTCTTATATGTTTTTCCGTTTATGACTTTAGTTTCTCCCCCGGCCGTAGGTGATGTTTGGGTATTTATTGAGGGTTTTGGTTCAGGGTAGTAAAATGGGGCTTTCCATTTTCTTAATGTTCCATCGTTCTCAAAAGCTGCACGTTTTGATTCTTGGTTTGCGATTCGCTCTTCCAACTCTTTAATAATCGCTTCCACTTTTTTAATATTTTCAGTTTCAGGTAAAGTTTTGTCGTACGATGTTTTTAAAATTCGCTCGCCTTCATCTTTTGTAAATGCAGTCCCCAAGACAGCTTTTAAACCTGCTTGTGCTGTCTCTTGGACGTTTTGTTCCACAACGCGAGAGCGTGTAGGTCTCAAGAATTCAGGTAGAGTTCCCACATTCCGTCCTGAAATCATTGGCACGTTTGAGGATGCTTCTTTTTTCAACAGATTTAAAGATTCTCTCAATTTTTCTAGACTTTTAGCTGCCTGCGCGCGACCAGTTGTTGTCCAATCGTTGTAGTCTTTTGCATAGTCTGCATCTAATTTCTTTTGCCCCTCTGTGTAGCTTCCTTTTTCTAATTCTTGGTTTTGTTTAATACGCGTGAATTGATCCATCTCTGCTTGTCTGCGAGCTGCTGCTTTCCCCGCAATCGCTGCGTCTTTGGCTTGTTGAGCTTGTAAATCTTTTCCATACTCTGAATTCAACAGATTGAGTTTGTCTTGTTGCTGTTGACGTTTTAATGCAACGTCACGCATGCCGGACTCTCCCAGCTCTGAAAAGTCCATGGGCTTTGCTTGCTGGCCTTGAAACGAACCAGCGCTTGAAACAAGTTTTGACACAGCATTAGCAAGTGTCCCGTACTGTTGCATCTGCTTAGCGTTTTCGATTTCTGCATCAGACACTTGTGGCAACTCTGCCGCTTTTGTTTTGTAGTTTTGCAGCAATGTTTGATAAATATCAGGGTTTGCGTCTTCACCCAGTAAACGCACTGTCGCCATAACCGCCTCCGGAGTACATATTGTTATATTTTGGGCTTGGTTGTTGTGTCGGATTTGATTTGTACAAGCCGCCCAACGCTAATGCGGTATTTGTAGCCCCGCTGATTAAATTTGCTCTGTCTTGAGCGTTTGCTCTGATATCGTTGATGCTTCCCTGCGATGCGCCCGTTTGTGCAGCAAGTTTATTCAACTGGTTTTGATATTGTTGCTGTGCTGTTTGGTTTCTAAAATCGCGTTGTTCGTATTTTGCTTGATTTCTTAAAGCAGTGTTGCGGTCTTGGTTAGATTGTTGGGCTGCCAAGTTTGTCCTCTGGGCATCGTTTAAATTTGTTGTGTTGAACATTGCTTGGTTGCGGCGACTATCTGCCATTCTCTGATTAAACGCATTGATAATATCCGCGTTGCGACCTTGCAAATTCAAATCATTTGCTTCAATTTGACCGCCAAGGTTTGCAGAATCTTTTAATGCTTGCAAACGGTTTTGATATGCCGCGAGTGCTGCTTGTGTGCCCGCTTGCGATGCCGATTGATTCGCATTTTGTTGTGATGAAAGAGCTTGTGCAAACGCTAAACCGCTACCTGGCGCAAAACCACGTCTGCTTGCATTATCTAAAATTCCAGCCTGTTGTCCTTGATTTTGGATTGCAGCATTGCGCATGGCTTGCTCAACCATTGCTTGACTCTGTGCATCAGCACCTGTGTTTGACAGGTTCCGCAAACGCTGAAGCGAGTTGAGCATCGCGTCTTGGCCTTGCTCGCCCGCTATTGAACGTTGTACAATTTCGGGTGCTTTTTCTTGAATGAGCGGCAACATTTCGGGATTGTATTGACCCAAAAGTTTGAACTCTTCGGGTGTGATCGTGCTCATATCAAATTCAGGGCTTTGTATTGCATCAGCGAGTGCTGCAATCCGTGCGCGTTCTGACGCGACGTCTTTCCGTGCATTTTCGGCGCCGAAATAATTTAACAATCCGCCGCCGAGTGTTGCACCGCCGAGTATACTTAAAGTAATCGGATCCATTTACATAATACCTCATAGACTTTAACCAAATACATTACTAATTCCCCTCACTAGTGGGAAATTACTAACTGCGTTCGTTAGTGTTGGTAATAAACCTAGCGTTGTTGTTGAGCTTGGGGGCGGTGCTGGGACTCGCGATTGTAAGAATCGCAACAGGTCAGGCCGCGCGCTTTCTTGCAAATTGTTGAGATACTCATCACGATTAAACGCAACGTTTGTATCAGCAGGACTTGCAGATGGTGCGATTTGTTCTTCTCCCAGTAAGCCTGCTAGCTTATTAAATCTCGAATCTAAGAATTGAGATTGGTCAAATGTTCTTTCAGGTGACACATAAAGAGATGGGTCAATGTTTGGAACATATTGAAATAAGGAACGTTGATTTTGTCCAGGCAAATATTGCGTCAAATTATTTTGTAATGCCACATCTTTAAGCAGATTTTGGATTGTGTTTGCTTGCAATTCGGGAATTTCGTTATTCAACAAATTCTGCCGGGATGTGTTGAACGTATTTTGCGCATCCGTTGCTTGCTGTTGTGCTGTTGTGCCGAGTTGTTGTTTTAATCCTTGCACATCACTTCTCACTGTATTTGCAGTGTTGGCGAGGTTTGATTTTGCATTTGCAAGCGCGGCATTTTCATTGTTCAAATAATTTTCACGGGTTGTATTAAAATTATTAATATCACTTAAATTTTTATTTAAGGCTTGTCCTGCTTGCCCACTGTTGCGATACAACAGCGCATCAAGCCTGGAACCCCCAGCGGTTGTGTTGTACTGATTCCGCAATTGGTTTGAGAGACCTTGCACGCTACTTGCTGCGGCGACTGCGCTCGTATCAGGATTGATATATTTTGTTGAAGATGCGGTTGTGTCCATGCGCTTTTGCCGCTCTTCCGGACTCAATAATGATTGCAATTTTGAGAATTGGCCATCATCTATTTTGTTCAACTCATCCTTGCCTGCGTAGGTTTTCTCGTTTTCAATATTCTTTAAATTGTCTGTATATGTTTGCGTTGACTTGTCTAAGTTGCTCTGTGCATCTTTGATGTTCTGATTTAACCCTGTGTCCAAGTCGCCTTGCTTTTCGTTGATGTTTGCACTCAACACATCGCTTGGGTTGCGAAACGTTGAGACGTATGGGTTTTGATTATTTTGAGCACCCGACCCGCCGCCTATGGGTGCCGCTTCGTTTTTTGGGTTACTGACTAAATTATCAATTTTTCTAAAGACTATCGGCATGTTTAAAATCCTTTAAATTGATGTGACGTCACATCACGTCAAAAGCTAATTTCAGGTTCCGCAGGTGTTGCCGGTTTAGATTGTTGCTGTCTATCTTCAATCGCCGCAACTTCCGGCGTTGGCTCTTGCTCAACCGGCGGCATTCCATTTTGCTGCGGCGGTTGCCCCGGTTGCCCCGGTTGCATGGGTTGCTGCGGCATCATCGCTTGCTGTTGCTGACTGATAAATTGCTCGTGCTGTTCCATGTGGTTTAAGATTTCTTGAATATTCCCATTTCTGCGGAATTCCGGATTGCGCAAAATGTCCTTATGTTTCTCAATATGTAATGCGTGATTATCGGTATACAACACAGGACACTGAATGCCTTTGGTGAGGTCATCGTTTTCTTTTTGAATTAAAGCCGACTCATTGAGTTCTGAATTCCATAACCGTTTAGGCGGTTCACCCTCAAGAACCATGAAATAATCGCCGATGTCTTTAATTAATCCCTTGCTCAACAAAATCTCTGCTTGGTCGCGACGGCCAGCAATTGTTGCCATCAGTGGGTTTGTGATTTCAAGCGAGACTCTTTCAAATTCGCGCAAATCTGATGCCTTAAATTCTTTTAAATAAGAAATGTTACCGTCAGAAATAACCGTAAGTTGTTCTTCTGCCCCTAGCATTTTATAGAATTTCACCGCAAGCGTAATTGTATTCTCAATGCTTGCAAAGATGGCTTTTGAAAATGAACTAAAAAATTCAATAGAATTTGCGGTTAACGTTGCAATCGCATTTCCCGCTGTCACACCAGGCGGCGGTGTGCCCCGCAGCGCACTGTTGATGTTTGCAAGTGTGCCCAAGTTATCAATATAAATTTTAATGCCGTCCATAATTTCAGGAGCAGAGCGCGTGAGTTGCAAGGGTTCAGGTTTACCGCCGCCATCATTGCCCTGCGGTGTGTAATCAATCCAACGCATCCCATATATTTCTGTGATATCGATATTAGAGCCTCTAGGATTTAAAACAGATTGCACACCAAATGCAGATTGATTCGTTGCCATTGTGCTAAAGTTGATATCCAGCATTTCCTGCAACGGTGCGAGGTTTGAGAATTGTGGATAGCCCAATAAAAAGTCATCAAGTTTTTCAGGCATGCAAGGAATCACGGGCAAGCATTCATAAATGTTTGCGCCATCGTATAATACGCATTTCTCGCTGCACATGATGATCATGCGACCCTGGGGAACCGCAGGGGTTGGTTTATGATAATAATAATAGACAAGGATCAAATCATCTGTGCGTGTCAGTGTGTCATCAAACGATGCGATGGTTGTTGTAAACCCGTTTAAAATTCGGTTGAAATTCGGAATTTTTCTAAGCTCATCTTCCATCTCTGGATGTTGCGCAATGAGATCCCAACGGTTCATGCGTTTAGCAACAGTCACGCAATGTAAATTGTTCCAATCTTCTTCGTTCCAATCGTAGTAAACGTATTTAGCACTTGCGACTTGTATATTCACATCACCACTCATCACTGGCGCACTGGGCATCCCATCAGGCATTGCCTCACTCATGCCGGTATCAACCCGTCGCCCAGCTTCGGAATCCCAAGTCACGTGCCAAAAACATTGCCCGTGCAAATATGTAAGCTCTGCGAGCCTGTCGATTTTCTCATCGAGCGATTGGTCTTTCACAATTTGATTTGCGAGTGACTCTGCAATCTGTCCGTTGCCAAAGGCGCTATAGTCGCGACTTCGCATTTTTGCTGCAAATTGCAACTTTTGTTTCGTGATGATAGAAATCATCTGTCTCACAAGAGATCGGGCTTGTGGGACACTCATACCAATGAGCTCGCCTTGCTCGCCTGTGAAATTCAAAATATCAATTAAACTGTTCCGGTAATAAACTTCCGAGTTGCGATTCCACACATTCGCAATTCCCACACTCGAGAACATTTTTTGCTGTTGGAATCTAACAATCTCCATCACTTTTTGTGATGCTTTTTCGATCGTGTCACTTGCGTAGTAAATTCTATCCAAGAGGCACTCCTTTTTATTTTGATATGCGCTCTGAAATATTACGCACTTTTAAATTCATGGATTGTAAATTGATAAGCTCTGCGGCTTCGCCGTGGCGGAATTTTGGCTTGAGCCAGGTTGTGATTTGAGTATCCACAGGTATAAAAATCCGCACCGGTTGCGCACTGTATGTTGTGAAATTTAAGTTGATAGTTTCCCCTGCGCCCCAAGGGAAATAGCCCCATGGGGAAATACCCCAAGCGAGGTTTGCGGTTGTCGCTGACCATTTTTTAAAGACGGTCTCGGCGTTGTCAGAGATAAACCCGATATCTAAGTGGGTGATCGCTGTGTTGCGACAATTTAGACTCAACTCGGAAAACTGTTTTAAAATTTCTTCATTAAGACCAATCGGCGCCATCGCCCAGGTGCTTGTAATCGCGCGATAGTGAAACGGTAAGTCTGTGTCTGTAAAATTAATCTGACGGACAAAATAATAAATGCCATCAACGATTCTATCAATACGATTGATTGAGCTTTGCCACGCGATGACATCACCATCACCAATGGGTAGCGGGCTAATAATTCTGCATGAGAGCTTGTCTGCGGCAACTTCTGAAATTGCGATGACCTGTGCGCTCTCATCGCAAAAATCAAGTCGTGTGCTTGTTTTGCGGGCTTTTATTAAGTTCTCTTCGCTTGAGATGGCATAATGTGTGTTGTCAGCAAATTTTATCACACCGCGTCTATAAAGAATTGTGGACGTTGACCATTTGTCAGCGAGCAAATTATAAACGTAAGTCGTTGCGCCCGCATTATTGGGTTGTAGTGTTGTCAAAAAATAGTGGCGGTCAGAGGGCACAACCGCGGCGAATGTTTGGTCGTAAAAATTCGCATTCGTAAACACAGCGTGCAACACAGGCTCAATCGGTCTGCTTACGATACTCACCGCAGATTCTGTAATGCGTGCAACGCCTGAAGTTGTGCAGACGAAAATTACATTGTCAGTATCCACGGCACTTTCCGGTGCGTTACAAAATATTGTCAAATCAATTGGCGTCACCAAAAAATCAGAACGATTGTTGCCTGACAGTCTGAATACACCATCTTCTTTAATAATAATGAGCGAGTTCTTTAATGGAATGATGCGCTGAATTTGTGCTGTCTTTGAGCCCACAAGCAAATAAGACAAAAGTGGGAACGCCTCAAATTCTGACTCTTTGCTAATATAAATACCGTTTGGTAACTGGGTATTCGTTCCTGTGACTGAATAATCATCAAACGCGTTTGGAATATTCGGGCTAAAGTTTGCACCCACAGTTGCGCTACTTGCTTGCAAAACAAACATATCATCTATCAGTCTGCTATAGAAAAACATTTGTCCCACAACACTTTGAGATGTGCTTGTATAGCTTGCATAAATGTTACTATAATTATCGCGATTAATCACACGACAGAGTGCCCGTGCTGTGGTGTCTATATTCACACTCACAGAGGGGCTTGAGGTTGTGAGCGCAAAGTTCCCACCAGCAGCTGTATTATAAGAATTGCTAGAAGCGGCTGTATATCTTCTTATTGGCATGATTTGTGCTTGTGCTGTGGTTTCGTCGCCCGTGGAACTTGTGCGTCCGGGGTTTGTCACTTGAATATAACTTGACGCTTTTGATGTGATGATAAATCTGCCATTATTTGCGGCAGTGGCAAACCCGGTAATATCAACATACATCCCGACAATAAAATCAATTGTTGAGCTTGTCGTATAACGGACTGTTGTCCCGCTTTGCCATAATGCTGTTGTGCTTAAGTTATTGTTATTGGTTTGCAGTATATCAACGTAATCACCATTGGTGAACGTTGAAGCGCTTGAGCGAATTAAAGACACATCAAGCGTGTAATTGCTTGTAGTATTTGCAATAAATAAATGATTTTTAAATAATGCAATATCTAACCCAACAGGCGGCGGAAAGTTTGCTTCAGTCTCGCCCTCGCCTGTGTTTGGGTTTGTATAGAGATATGCGCTTTTAAATAAATCATCGACTGTATCTGTGTAATTGATATAGCCCGTTGCAAGCTGTCCACTTGTGACGTTTGCTTCATAAATAAGTTGTAGCGTGCTCTCATCAGGCTCAACGTCATTGTTAATCGACGCGTTGCTACGATAAATACGATATAAAAACGCCGTTGAGTTTACATCTGCGGGTATTGTAAATTCTAATTGTGGTTGAATGCGTTTCCCAAACTTTAATGCTGTTGAGTTTGCTGTTGCTGTCAGCACAGCTGCGGTACTAATTGTAAACGTGTTGGTTGTATAACCCGTTACAACGTACTCACCATCAGGCACGGGAATAGTGCCATTTGCGTTTTTAATTGTGACGAAATCATTCGTGACAAGTCCATGCGCGGCATACGTTACGGTCACGTTTGAAGTTGCAATTGAGATTGACGTTGCCGTAATTAATAAATTCGCTGTTTGGGTAAATTCAGATGGCGCACCTAAAATTAAATTTTGATTAACATCTTTTCTGCCAAATAAAACCCGATAGCCTATTTGTGTGTCCGGTGCGTGGATTCCGGTATTGACAGCATAATTGGATCCGGAACCTAACGGCAAGTACAACAAGTCAGGCGCTTTATTCACACCTGCTTTTAATAATGAGGACGTTGTGTCTTCAAGTTTTATAATAAAATTATTGCTTGGAATAAATAAATTCCCGCCTGCTTGTGCCGAACGCGGTAAACTAATTGTAAATGTTTGGCCAAGCAAAGTTGTAATCGACTGAAAATCGCCTGCAATTGTCTGATCGATTCGTGAAATTGTCGTGCGCGATGTGAGAATTAATTTATTCTTGTAATCAATAATATCAACAGGACTTGGGGGCGGTGAACTTAAAAATGTGGCGTAACCGTTTCTTTTTTGAATGATGTCATCTTGTGCAAAGATGATGTTTTCTGCAATTTCTAAGAAGCCCTGCGCGCTATCTTGAAAGCTATTTTGTTGTAAATTTAAACCTTTAAATTGTGTAATTTGCATTTACAACCTTTAAGAAATTGTAATGTTCGGTAAAACTTTTCTACGCATTCTGCGATTTAAAAATCCGTTGCGGTTGATAATAATCTTAGGCTCACCCGTAATTCTTGGCGTTAAAATATTTTCCATAATTCGGCGCAACTCATTAAGTTGTGGTTTAAACGCCGTGTACGCTTGCAAGTCTTTTTGTGCTTCAATTATTTTTAATTCAATCGCTTTTGATAAGTATTTATAACACTCATCCGGCAATAAAAGCGTGTCAGTTTGACCTGCAAGTGTCACACGATCACCTGCTACCAATTCATCCGGAATATCGGATGGATTGAATGATAAGACTTGATCGTTGACGCCGAGAATTTGTTTATCAAATGATAAAATACGCGGATTGCACCGTGGGTTTGCTTGAATAAAGTCACAATAAACCGAAGCAGAAAACGTCGAGGGCGGTAAACTTGTAAGTGTCACATCTCCTGCTTCCAAATCTACAGATTGCACAACAGCGACAGCTGAACTTAACACCAAACTATTATGCTGAATGGGATATGTGAAATTTAAATACCCATAATTTGAATTTGGAGTTGGCACCAAATTAACAGTGTTACTTGAAAAATAAAAACCTAACGGATTTCCTGGTGTCGTAATTTGCACGCCGTATGTATAATCATACAATCTTAAATCACGCGTGAGTGTTGGGTTTAATAAATCATCTTGAAAAAATAATTCCCGCAACTGTCCGCCAATCGCACGATAAGGCATCGTATAAGATTTTTTATTCGCGACGACTTGTTGCACTTCTGTGTAAAGAAGTCTGTCACTATGCAATCGTAAAATCATGGGAATAATGACGTCTTGGATTTCTTCGTCAGCCATTGCGAGTAAATCCGTGTCATCAAAACGAAATGATGACGCAGCAATTGTTTGGTTGCGTTTGATAGATGCTAACAATTCCGCAGTTGAGTAACTCATTTTTTCCCTACAACAAATGGCGTTTTATTGTCAGACTTTTTCTTTGGCGCCATAGTGATTTGAGTTTTTGAAACAATCATTTGATTTTTCTTTGGCGCAACTTTTTTCTCGTTTTCAGATTGCAACCATTTTTCAAAAATTGATGGAACTTTTGGTTCTTCCATCTCATTTTCTTCTTTATCTTCTTTAGCATCTTCTAATGCTTCTTCGATTGCCGCAACAGGTTTTACAGCTTTAGAGCCAAAACCTTGCGCCATTTTTGCGTGCATCGAATCAATTAATTTTTCTAGTATTTTTTCTGTCGCATCCGCTGCCATTATACATAACCCTCAATTAAAATGTTGACAGAGCCATTATCAAAAGTATCTGTGCTTGTAGTCGTAATTCTCAAGCGATCAACTGTTGCGGCCGTAGTTTTAACTCCAGAATTAATCGTCATTTGTGAAGTGGTTTGTCTTGTAACGCCATTTGAAACCCATAAATTTGATCCAAGCGTGATTATTGCTAAATGGCCAGTTGTATTTGTAGTGGAGTTATTACTAAATATTACAAACCCATTTGTTGCACTTGTACCTGTTGTCGACGACGCCGTAGTTATGTAAACTGTTGTCGACAAGTAACCGGTTGTTTCATAACCTGACGTTGTTCCTAATTGAATTAAAAGTTGCGCAGAGGCACTTAAAGAAACTTCATTAAATATAATTGTGATTTTTTTTGCCCAACTTGGTATGCCAGTAAAATCAATAGACGTGCCACTTGTTGTTGCTTTTGCTGTTTCAAGAAACATCAAACTATTTTTAATTCCATCTAATGCAGACCCTGTATTGCCGCTTAAAACTAACGTCATTAGTCAATCCTCACAATTAAATTTCCTAACGGTATTTTGACTTTTGATTCCGGGGCAACAGGATCCAGAGGTGTTGGTAGGATTGGGTCAGTTGGTAAAACTGGTTCATCAGGCACAACGGGATCTACAGGAATAATTGGTTCAGGAGGTTTTGGTTTTTCTGCTTTCAATTCTTTTAATTCGTCTAGTGTTGTTGCATCATCTGCAAGTTTTGTAATATCACGCAGACGCTTTTTTTCTTTGATGATTTCTGTTGTATCACCATTAACTTCTAATGCTTTTAAATATTCAACATCTTGTGCCGCAAGTAATGGTTTGCGTTCTTCACG